AAAAACAAATGTAAAAATTCAAAATAATATCTTATATATTAATGTTGGATGAGATAACTTTCAAAACTAAAATGTTCTGATAACATCCAATATTTCAAGTACCTACGGAACGTAGGGAATTTACGCCCGTGGAGTTTAATACCTCTACATTAAATAATTTTAGATTATTTAATGTAGATACGAAGGAAGATACGATTCTTCAGAATTGCATTAGTTCACTTTTATGACATTTAATTCTATTTTAGAAAAGGATCCGTTAATCACGGTTCCTTTTCGTTTTAAAAACGAGTAAAAAAAACATCCGTGAATTCTCTGTTATTGACGTGGATTAATTGGAGATAGATATGGATTTTAAAGAAATAGAAAAAAATCTAGAAACAACAGAACCAGAAGTAGAACAGACACCTATCGATAAAGAAAACGATATAGAGGTAGAACAATTTGACATCTCTTTAGATTTACAAAGAGATCTTTTGAATTTAATTATAACAGACAGAAGTTTTCTAATCAATTCTCTACGTCTTGTTAATCCAGAATATTTTAAAGATTTGGCACATAAAATAATATGTCGAACATGCCAAGAACATTTTAATGAGTATAGTTCGCCAATTACAGGTGATGTTCTTATACAAGAAGTCAACAAAAAACACGGCGAAAATCGTCAACTCCCAAGAATGCTTGCTGAGATCGATATCATATCAGACAGAACAGAACAAGCATATCAAAACAAAGAATATTACGAAAGAACTGTTAGCAAGTTTGCCAAAGCCCAAGCAATGAAAATGGCAATTGTAAACTCTGTCGATCTTATTGATACTGGCGAATATGAAAAAATAGAAGCTAATATTAGAGAAGCTCTCTTGGTTGCACCAAATGTGTCGTTAGGTATTAATATCTTCGAGAATGTCAGGGAACGATACCGAAAAATATTATCTGAAGCCGAAGGCGAGAAATTTACAACTGGGTGGTCTACTGTAGACCGAGATCTAAATGGCGGAATGGGTCGAAAAGAAATTGGACTTATCTTCGCTAACTCAGGGGTAGGAAAATCACTTTGGTTAGCAAAAGTTGGAGTAGAAAACCTAATCAAAATGAAAAAGATTTTATTTATTTCATGTGAAATGTCCGAAGAAAGAGTCGCAGAGCGAATCGACTCTATGCTCACTCATATTCCTATAAACGAACTAATATATAAAATACCTGAAGTAGAATCTCGAATTGGCGAAATACAAAAATGTATTACCTCTCATATCCAAATCAAAGAATTTCCAGCAGGTGAAGCAACTATAATTGACTTTAAAGCTTATGCTAATCAACTATACAACTATACTGGTTTTCGTCCTGATTTGATATTATTAGATTATATTGACGAGGTAAGATGTTCAAACTCAAGACTGAATACTTATGAAGGACAATATACTACTCTAAGAGAATATAGAGCATGGATGCAAACAGAGAATATGGGCGGGTATACAGCTACTCAAGCCAATAGAACGGGCCGCGAAGTTAGTGTTATCGATGAAGGACAGATTGGTGATTCGTATGCTAAAATTAGAGTAACAGATTTGGCATGGTCTCTTAATCAATCACATGAAGAATATGGAGTGAATCTTGCCCGTCTCTTTGCGGTCAAACACCGAGGAGGAAGAGGAAGATATTTGATTTGGGTAAAAATAGATCCCAACACTCTAAAGATGAGCGAAATTACAGAAGCTGAATATGAAAATATTTTAGGTACACATATACCAACAGATGTAGTTGGAGAAGAAAGTTTATGAAACGTAATAATATATGGAAAAATTGATCCTTCTTTCTTTATTAATAAGTATCAATTTTTTTAACAAGGAGAAATCAATATGAAAAAAATAGTTCCAATGGATCCGCAAATTCTGTGCGTGAAAATTGAACTTCAAAGTCAGGTAGGTAAATTTATTATACCAGGCCAAGACGAAAAAATTAGTGCGGTTAGAAAAGTCGTAGGAGTTAGTTCTGCCGCAGAAAAAAGAAATATTTCAGAAGGAGATATTGTAGTTACAAGAGGAATTCAATATCCACATATTCCAAAATACCTAACAGAAAACGACGAAGTACCTTTTCGCACAGATGACACTGTTGAGATCTTAGATGTTTCTCAGATTATTGCAGTGTACAAAGAAGAAAACAAAATAGAAAAAGAAAAAAGAGCAGTATACAAACAAGAAACTACAGCGTGTCAAGAAACACGAAAAAAAAATATGAACTGAAAGGAGAAAGAGAAATGGAAGCTATTCCACATATAGAAGTAGACATCACGATTTTTGAAGAAACATTTACTAGAAATATTAATGAAGATTTATTGGTAAGCTCCGAACATCTCGATGAATGTTTAGAAAAACAAGCTGCGCTTTACGCATACTATTCAGTAAGAATGCAACAAGCTACGACAATGCGTGACCAGGCAGAATTTGAATATAGTAAAATCATAAATGAAGCTATGCAAGTTGTAAGAGTAGAGCTTATTGATGAAAAAATTCGAGTAACTGATAAACAAGTTGAGGCTAGAGTAAAAAGTATTCCAGAAATTATATTAGCAAAACAAGAATATCTTGATGCATGCTCTAAAAGAGATCAATTATATGCCTTGGTGAGAGCATTAGAACATAAAAAAGATGCGGTACTTGCATTGGCTTACCGTAGGAGAAGCGAAATTGATGCTCTTACAAATCACGTTGCTTATTCAAAAATTATTCCTAGATCAGGAATTGAGGAATAATAATGCCTAAGATTAAAATATTCAGATCAGATATTAAAAAACTACTTGATTCTCTGCCGCCAAATTTAAAAGTTCCACTAAAAAAAGATCCTATTACTGCCATGAATACTGATCAAATAATGCAACAAATCGATGAGAAAACACCAATTGGCAAACAGTATTATCTTCAATTAGTAGAAGTTGTATACAAAAAGAAAAAAGATAAAACATGGAAAAAATTTGGAGAAGGCGAAGGAACGATTTTGTGAACTAACACAACTCTGAAGAGTCATATCTTCCTGATTCAATGTTCATACTTGCACTAGATAATCTAAGATTATCTAGTGCAGAGGTATTAAACTTCACAGGCGTAAATTCCCTACGTTCCATAGGTAATGATTCTAACAAAATATTATAACTAGAATGGACATCTCTATCTTTAGAGTATCCACAGCGACAATTATAAATCCTATCAGACAAACTAATTTTATTTAATAAACCACATTTGTTACATAGTTGAGTACTTGGAAAATACCTATCAACAATGGATGTCTGCGGAAGTTTTTTGATTTCCGAAATTATCCCACCCATTATTGATTGTTGTACTTGTTTGCCAAATAAACCACTGTGCCAACCTTTGATATTTTCATCTTGAATTGCAATATGCGAATAATTATTTTTTAAATAACTAACTATTTTATTTTTAACATCTTTCTTTCTATTAGTTAATTTTTCATATATTAATCCTACTTTATTTTTTTGTTTCCTATAATTATTACTACCTTTTATTTTTTTAGATAACTTTCGTTGTTCTTGTTTGATTTTATTTGTAATTGGAAATTTGGTTTGAAATTTTATCCCATTGGAAAGTGTTAAATCATTTTTGATTCCAAAATCAATTCCAACTACTTCTTTAGAGTTATTTTGTTTCTCCTTATCAAAATAACAAATAACATGCATATAATAACCTGATGGTTTTTTAATTAGATTGGCATTAGCAAATTCAACATTTTTAGGTATTTGTTCTAACCCTTTGACGTAAAATAAAGATTTGCATTTCTGTAATTTCAATCTATTGTTTATAAATTTATAAGTATATCCGTATTGTTTTAAAGGTATTGAATTTATTTGACATTTATATTTTAGTTTACCAATTTTATTATTTCTTTTTTTCTTGGAAGATAAAGCTTTGATTGAAGTCCAAGTTCTTTGTAATAATTCTTGTTTTATTTGACTACCAATTACTTCTAATTCTCTAAGTTCTTCTTCTTTTTCTTTATTTAATACTTTAACTTTTTTCTTTTTCGTGTTATAATTGGTCAAATCATTAAAAGAAATAATATCATTATATATCCATTTTGCTTCCAGAAACAATTTATTCAGAAAATATTTTTGTTTATTATTCAATTTGTTAGATTGAATTTTTAATTCAAATACTTTACAGACTTGACTTTCTCGTCTAAGCCTTGTTTTAATCAAAGATTCTTTAATTTGTTGATTTTTACTCATTATTCTACTAGTATATATTATTGACATTATCATAATTATTAATTCAGGTTAGTTTATTTTACCCGCGTGACAAGTAGAGATTAACAATTTTGTAAGGAGAAAAGAATGGGGTTTTTAGTTACTATTAAATATCATTCTAAATTAGAAGATGGAAAATTTGGATATGATATGGAACAAGAAGAAGAACAATCATTAAAGGTGGGCAATAAAGAAGATAATATTACCCATGAAGAATTAGCTATTGCAATTCTCAAGCAGCTGTCTAGAAGAGACATACTTGTAAGTGAAGTTGAAGCCGTACAGTTTATAAAGAAAACACTTAAAGTGAAAGAATCAAAAAATGGTATAATTATTGGTCATAAGAAATACACTTTTGATGACGTAAAAGATTTAGGATCTGTGCATATAGAAGAAATCAATCGAAACGAACCCCTACCTCCTCAACCTCAACCGAACGCTCAGCTAGAAAAAGTAAATCTTTCTCAAGTTCCTGTTTCTCAGATACCGCCAAATTCCATGCCGATTATTAAAGTAGAATTCTTTGAACCAGAACCCGCCTACCAAAAATTTAGTCAACAATTTCAACAAATGGGACTTACAGTTGGGAAGAAATATAAGATTATAAAAGAAATAGGAATGCCTTCTATTAGTGGAGGAGTGGATGTTACAAAATATAAAATCATTAATGATACTGGCGGGACTATTGATGTTCCCGTTCAACACTTCACTGCGACATCGATGAGCGGGCAACTAGACCAAACAAATACATCAGAAGGACCAGCTCCTGAAATACCTTTATCCTATAGCGGAAGAGATTCAGGAGGATCTGGAGGAATGATTACTTTACGCTAAAATAACATGTAAAATTAATACACACAGTTATCTTTATTAGACTAATTGTATAAACATAAAAACTAAACAAAACTAAGGAGGTTTAACAAATGCAAAACATAAACATTGCGGATCTTAGAGCAAAACTCAATGAACTAAAAAGTGGAAATACTAATCGAAACTTTGATTTTCTAGAGAAATTTTATAATCCACCAGATTGGAATGACACCCTTGTCGCTCGATCAACTATTCGTCTTCTTCCTGGAAAGAAAACAGAATCAGGTGATAACGAACTCTTTTTCACAGAAACCCTATTACACAAAATCAATGGAAAGAATTATCATTGCCCAAGAAAAACTGGACAAGGTTGTCCAGTTTGCGAGTATAATAGAGCACTCTGGGCAACCGAGAAAGTCGAGAACATTGAAATTGCCCGTGATCTCAAAGCCAAAAAGAGATTTTACATGAATGTGATTGCTCGCGAACGAACTGTTGTAAACAAAAAAACAGGAGAAAATGAAGTTCGAATAAATGATGGCCCGTTAATTTACAGTTGTGGAGTCAAAGTTTTTGAGAAAATTCTCAAATTCATGGTTGACGAAGAGTATGGTGATCTCACCGATCTTTATGAAGGATACGATTTCCAAGTTAGAAAAGAGAAACAAGGAGATTGGCCAAATTATGACGATTCCAAATCATTAAAGAATCCTTCTGTTGCAGGAACCAAAGATGAAATAGCTACTTGGACGGATAACCTTCATGATTTAAATGCGTTGATCAGGCACGAATTGTACAATGATTTGAAACACCAACTCGATATCTATCGTGGAGTTGTTGCCGATCCATTCTCGACAAAACAAGCAACAACAGTAATAGATTCTCCTGTTGTTACTGAAACTCCTTCGGTTGACGTAGCATCGTCTGGAGAAGGAGCAGATGATTTTTTCAGAGAACTGGAGAAACTGCGCCAGAAATAATAAGCAAGATAGTTTCTTTCCCAAGGGTGTGTAGAGAAATATTTATGCACCCTTGGGATATACTTATAGGAGAACACAATGGCTAAAAGAAAAAATAAAAAAGAAATTGAATCAAAAGTAAAAAACCAAGCCAACGAAGAAATTATCAGCAAAATTTGTGCTAGTATTCCTGGAGCCCAAATCATTCAACCAGAAAACGAACTTGGATATATTGGTACAGGTAACCTTGCAATAGATTTCATTTGCTCAGGAAAATTTTGGGGCGGTGGAATTCCAATGGGAAGAATTACCGAAATCTTTGGATCGTCTTCTACTGGAAAAACAGTAGTTGGAACACATATTATTCGAGGTGTTCAGAAAGCGGGTGGAGTAGGAATCCTTATTGATAGCGAATCTGCTTATTCAGCGTCATTTGGTGAGATATTAGGTCTTGATGCATCGAAATTGATTTATTTACAACCTGAATGTCTGGAAGACTGTTTTACAAGAATCGTACAGATTGTACAACATATTAGAGACAATACATCTGATATGAGACCTATTGCAATCGTATATGATTCAATCGCAGCTTCTCCATCACGAAGAGAGATTACAAAAGTTCAAGCTGGTGAAGATATCGGATCCTCAATGGGACACAGAGCTCTTGTTTGTTCTGATTATCTTCGTAACATTGCAAGTTTTTTAGCAAAACAAAAAGCTGCAGTTATTGTTATAAATCAAATAAGAGAAAAAATAGGAATGTTGTTTGGGAACCCGGAAACTACAGCGGGCGGAGGCAGAAGCCTTGAGTTTTATTGCTCCCTCCGTCTTAATTGCAAAGGGAGAGGTAGAATAACCGATAAACAAAAAAGGGTATGTGGCATTGAAATGGATGTTCTCAATGTCAAAAACAGATGTTCAAAGCCATTCCGCGTCGCGAGTGGATTGGAATTATTCTTCGACCAAGGAATCAGTCCGACGTCAGGTTTAGTAAAACTTCTTGTCGAAGAAGAAAAGCTTGTCCAAGGAGGAGGATGGTACTCCATCAATGATGGCTCAGACAATCCTACCAAATTTAGAGAAAAGAACTTTGTTCATATTTTGTTGGATAACCCTGAGTTGGTTGAAGCTCCCAGTCGTGAGGCTTTAGAAGAATATCTGGGAATTAATCGACAATCATTGGAAGCTTCTTTGTCTGAGGATATTGAGATCGAAGAGGAAGATGGCGATATTCAAGAATAAGAGTTTTCTGAATGTGGGTAATGACTAATCCATTGGGTAGATTACTAGAGCATAGCTCGTTTATTAATTCATACTAAACATGCTTTAAATAAAAATCATTAAAGCTTTCATCTAAGCTTTAATGATTTTTATTTAAAGATTCATATTATTGTTCATTTTGAATAGCTGTAATTAATTTTTTTACGATTAGTATATGAGAAAATGGCTTCAACGCTTGTAATAATTCATTCTTATTGTTTTGTATAAGATCAGACAACGTCTGAGCTTTCAGAGCTGCTTGTTGTGCCAAGTTCTGGGCACATTGGGTATTAAGCTGAGGACCCAATTGTTGCTCTAGGTCAGGATTTTCTAGTAATGCAAGTAAGACATCATTATTTTTTAACGCTTCATTAAAAATTATATAATTTTCGAATGTTATCATTGTGGTTTCTCGCTATTAATGAGAATTTCTTCTCCATCTATATTTTTCAATTGTTTTTCGTTGATAGGTCTAATAGAAATTCCACGCCCCTCGCCAGTTTCCACATATTCAGTAATCAATTTTTTCTGTTGAATCATCTGAATCTCTTCTTCGGTAAGACCTTCGAGATCTGGAGGAAGCATTTGATCTTCATTTAAAATTTTCATAATTATACTCCTAAACATTATTAGATAAAAATATATATGAATGAAATTTTATATTTTATTCAATTTATTTAGTATGCTTGATTTGAAATTGTACTCTTTGATATTTGAACCAATAAAATCGCGTAAAGATTCGCCCATTTTCAAATAACATTTATTCCAATCCAAGTTCTCAATAGGTGGAAAAACGTATTTAATATCATGAATTCCTTCGTCGCCCAGAATCTCGATATTCTTCTCCATGGCACTTCTACCAGGTTTATCATTGTCGAACCCTAGAACCATGTTTCTGGTCATTCTAAGCATGTTTATCTGTTCTATCGAGATAGACTTTCCCTGAATAGAAACCGCATTGAATCCTAAATTAATTAACGTAATAGCGTCTAGTGCGCCTTCAGTGATAATAACATCTTGATTATCAAAATTCCAGTCTCGTGAATAAAGAACTTCTTCTTTCTTCATGTCTGTTTCTTCATCGTTTACAGAAGGATTAATGTATTTAGGTTCTTGATCATATAAAGAACGCGCAATAAAATAGATAAGCTTTCCTGATTGATTATAAAATGGAATTATCAAACGTCGATTATACTTTCCTTTATAACAGTATCCCAACTTCCATTCAATAGGATCTATCTTTCTTCCTATTACACAGTGTTTCAAAGCTCTTCTATTGATCTCGCCTACTAAATCATCGGTAATGAATTGAAAACTCTCTGGATAGTCGATAGACTTCTTCTTTGCGATTTTCATTTGTTCTTCAACTTGTTTTTTTAGAGAGTTAATTTTAGATTCAAAATGTTTTAATGAATCTATTTCATATATTGTTTCCAATGCTTCTCTTTTAGAACATCCATCGACTTCCATTACAAGTTTCCATAGAGATCCAGACTCGTCTGTTTTCCAGCAATGGTAACATTGTTTTTCGGGTGAAAGAGAGAGCTTGAATTTTCTGTCATCTTTAAAGATACTATTAACAAGAAAGTCACTTTTGTATCGTTTATACGTATCAAAAGTTAATTCTACCCATTCCTCAAGTTTGTCTATGTCTATCTTTAATGGCATAATTTGTCTCTATGTCTACTTACTTTATATTAAAATAAGAAGTAATGAAGTGCAAAATTAACAGTTAAAAGGAAATAATAACATGTTAGAGACTCCAAAAAATCCTAAACAAGAAGGCAGTAATGTGTGTGATGCAATTCCACAAGTTGGCCCTTGTATTCAAGGATGTTATCAATGCTTTTATAATCGACCAAATGCTTTTTACACGAATATATCAGAACCTCTTATGCCCACTCTTGAAGAAGTAGGTGATAAAATTGTCCGTGTAAACTCTGGTAATGATTCAAATTATAAAAGAAAATTTGTCATTGAATCTACTAAACATTATCCAAAAAGATTTTTTAATACAAGTATTCCCAAATTAGACTTTCCAGATCCTGTAGTATTGACAATAAATCCTAAAGAAGAAGAATGGTTTTATTCACCAAGCCATGTAAGATCAGGATCAATCGACAATCTAATGTTTATTCGATTAAGAGTATCTCCTAGCAACCTAAATCTTATTGATGAAGCAATTGAAGAATGGACTCAGGGAGAAATAAAAGTTCCAGTTGTATTAACTCTAATGAGATATTATGATAATGAACCAAAAGAGAATAACGATCAATTTGAATTCGGAAAACATGTATTAAATTCTTATTGGTGCCCAACTAAAAAATTCACAAAAAAGATCATAAGAAGATATAACAAAAATGAGTTAGTAACTATGTGTGGAACGCTAAAGAGTCCATATTGTCGTGATTGTAATAATTGTGAGAAATACTATTTCGAAGCTATAAAAAGAAACAAAAAAAAGAGGGTCAACTATGATTATAGAAAAAATATCGTATAGTAGATTAGGAGTATTTGATCAGTGTGCATATCAATATAGATTACACTATCATGATAAAGTAAAATCTCCATTACCTGAACCGCCTTACTTCGAGTATGGTCATTATATGCATAAAATGGCAGAGCTTGTAGTAGACGAAGATCTCAGTATCTTAGAAGCAAGTAAAAAATCATTTGTTAAATATAACAAATTTGGATCAGAATATACCAAACGTGCTCCTGGTATGATTCGTAATTTTGAAGAATTTCAAAAATATATCGGAATGAGCGAGCCCATTAACGATCAAGCCGAAGTTGAATTCAACTTAGAAAGAGATGATTTCAAATTTAACGGATTCATTGATAGAGCAATTACATACGAAAACGACAGAACGATTATTGTAGATTACAAAACATCAAAATCTAGAAATGAGATTCGACAAAAAAATATTCACACGAGCAAACAGTTGATGATGTATGCCTGGGCATATAATCAGATTATTGGCGTTCCGATTGAAAAAATATCTGCGATGCTGTTTTATTTAGAAAGCGGGCATAAACCTATTACTAAATTTACATCAGAACAAGTAGAAAATTATATGTCGTCGGCGATTAGATCAGGACAAATCATAAAAGATATGGAACCTGAAGACGCTAAAGCAAATCTTAATAAATTATGCGGATGGTGTGAATACAGAACTATTTGTAAGCCTTATTTACAATCAAAGTAAATAGATTTTATCTCCAAGAACTGTTCTTTGAAATTTCGCAAAGGACAGTTCTTTTTTATTCTGCTAAAAACCCAAACAGGTAAATTATATATTTCTCGTTCTTTTCCGTCATGGGATTCCATGTCCATAAAATCCCAAAATTCAGGTATAGAGAATGGCTTAAAATCTTTTGGGTTCTCCGCGGAATACGCTGATTTATAAAATTGAATACAAAAAACGATCCAATTAATTATATCATCGGCTTGTAATATCCCTTCCATCATCCTGAACTCTAGTGTCCCTCTTTTCTTATATCCGCGAACATTTAGTGAATTATTCTGACTACGCGAGCAAAGACTAATTAGTTTGGTAGGTTTATGCTTGCCATTTATATTAAATTTTGTGATTAATGATTTACAATATTTATTTACACGTCTATATTTTGGGAACATGTAGAAGATTATAGGTTCTGATTTAATCCAGTATTTTATAATTCGTGATAATTGGTAAGCATTGATATTTAGACATTCTACATGAACATGAATTCCGCACTTTCTATTTACTGTAGCATTTCTCAATCTTAGTGCATCTACAATCTTTTTTATTTTATATAAATCAGTTTTTCTTTTAAAGACAGGACTAGCTATCTCGTATCCACAGCTCGAATCTGTTTTGCATATCCATTCTTTATTATTAACATTTTTCTGCCAGTTAGTAATTAATACTTCATCTCGAGGTAAAGTTTGTTTTATTACAGTGTATAAAAAGTGTCTATCAGACTTTTTTGAAAACTCCAACTCAATTCCAAAATTTTTATCAAACTTAATTGTCATTGTGCTCTCTCAATATCTATATATGTAGATATATATATTATCAATAAATTAACAAATTATCTATATTAATATATCATGAAATATTTAGAAACAGAGCTCGATAAAATCAATCGTTTTTACAGATCTAAACTAATCAATGTTATTACGATTCCTCCAATATACAGTATTACCCCAGAACAAATACCTGTTTATTTCTCTGGTATATTCATGGAAGCATCCGACACAGGCGTGTGGGTTATGTGTATTACTGATAACAGAAAAGGCAAAATAGACTTTTACTATCATGACAAAATTATTAAATTAGAGGAAGCTGGTAAAATAGATCTAAACGACCTTAAATCTGATCAAAAAGACAAGATCAAAAAATCTATTAAAGCATATGAAGAAAAAAGAAAACAAGAAATAGAAACGTACAATGAAGGTTTTGAAACACCTGATATTAAAGATCCCGGCGATCAAGATGGAATAAATACGATGCTTGATAAAGTTCAAGCAATAGTTTTAAAAAATAAAAACAATCTAAAGAACACACCTGGTGACTTTTTAGAAAAAAGAAAAAAACCAGAATAATTAAGGTTTAAGTTTGTCTAGAAGATCTAAAAAACCTAGTTTGAAATAACTATCTGTTAGAGCAACAATGATCACTAACAATATGCTTATAAGTCCCGCTGCAATGGCAGGAACAATAATTTGTTTCCAGTTAATTTTATCGCTTAGATGATTGTCTATTTTTTTTTCAGTAACTAAATTCTTGCTTGAAAGATCATTTCTGAGATTCTTTATTTCTGACAATAACTGTAATTTTAATTCTTTTAGGTCTTCTTTATTAGCTTCTGTGATATTGCCAATTTCATTTTCTATCTGAGAAAATCTCATTTCGTAAATATCTCTCTGCTTTCCGAGAATATATTCAACACGCTCATCTATGGTTTTGAGTAAATTAGCTCGTAAATCATCAACAATAGATCTAATCTCACCTATATCTTCTATTTCATCGAAACTTTTTTCGATGAAACTAGTAAGATGATCTAGTCTTTGATAAATTTGTTCGAGATCATTCTTATTAGTTGTCTTGGCCATAAAAATAAATCCTTTATCGTTTCATGTGATTATATATGATAACGATAAAGGATTTATTTTATTTTATTGTACAATCTCAACAAACTTTTTATCAAGATTCCAATTAATTCTGTCTGCACGTGGTATATTGAGTTCTTTAGCAATATCTTCTTGAAGCTGGGTAATATTCTTTCTAATAGCTTCTACTTGTTTGACGTTGTCCATCAATTCACAGAATTGAGCACCAATTCCAGAATAGTAACTATTTAATGCGCTAGCATGTTGTCGAAGAATATTAGTATGCTGATCTGTAAGTTCAAATTGAAGATTATTCGTTTCTTCCTGTTCCGTTTCAACTTGTTCTTCCGTTTCAACTTGTTCTTCAGTTTCAACTTGTTCCACAAGTTCTTCTGTCATTTCTTTCTCCTTATTAACTATATTGATCAAGTGTCCATTCTTCCCAATCAAACAAACAGTCGTCATTACAAAATTCTCTTATAAGATGACACTTGGGACATACTGGTTCTTTAATTATAATTTTAGTTCCTGGTGGATAAATATTTGCAGGAAATTCTAAATTCTCTATGGCATCCTCGGAATCTTTATCTCCCTCAAAATAAGCTTTATTTCGTCACATTCTTTACCCCCATATACATTTGGGCACATTTCTGCCTTTCCAATAATTTCATATTCTATATCATTATTCATAAGCTTTCCCTCTTTTATAGTGTTATATTTCACGTCATTTACTAAAAACCTTTTAGTTAGCAACTTATTTATTATTATAGTTTTTTTAAGTTCATAATTTCTGAATCAAACGTCGCGAATGATGAATTTACATATTCAATTTGAGCTTTCTTGAATTCCTCTTGCTCGGATTCTTTGATGAGGAAGTCAAACTCTCTTCCTCTACGATCTAACAATATATTTCCCTTCATTTTTAGATAAGCTGCCATTCCTAGATCTTTAACTGTTCCTATTACTGTTTCTTCTGACATTCGTTCCTCCTTTCTCTTTTTCTTTCTTGGTTTACATTCCAAAATTTTGGCAAAATGGTTCGGGAAGATTTTTTAATACATTGAAAATTTCAGGAAATATGTAGTATGTTTTAGTATATTTTCCGCTATTCTTTTTTAAAAATAATACATAACAACTATCATCAATACATATTTGCGCTTTTCCACCGTGCTCATCTTCAAGAGTTGCCACAGGTTTCATTTTAGAACCACTTTCCAGTTCGATCACGATATCTGTGTTATTTTTTTTTCTATACATGTTTTCTCCTTTTTACTTTCTTTCTTTGTTTCGTGTATTTACTCCATATATCTTATTTCCACAATCAAATATACGTAAATAATTATTATCTGACATATTCTCTATTTCGCTCTTATTAGAATCGAAATTTTCTAATAAATCAAATAATTTATGTTTTTGAAACTTTATACGTGAATATAATTGCGTGTTTGGTAATTTGAAATACCAATAATTAGGACTTGAATAATGGCTAAAAGTCATTCCTAGTTGTTTATACAAATTACCATTGCTATATCTTCTATCAGCATAACTAACTACACTTTTAATATTATAATTTGTAATAAAATATTTATATAATTTAGACGCACCTCCTATTACTGATACAAATCTTTTGTTACAAAAACGTATCAGTTCATATTGATATTTTTTACTGAATCTAGTTTTACCAAATGTCATAATACAAACTAATTCATTTTCATAAAATAAGCCTAATTTTATATTACTATGGCAATATCCCTGCAAATGATTATTATTCAAAAATTCTTTTATTATCTTATTATCACTTATTTCTCTAATCTCTGTTTTTCTGCCATATATTCGTTTATTTCTACCTAATTTGTAACTAATTATGCTTTTCCATATTTCTTGTTTTATCGGATTTGTCCATTCGTTTTCAAATATATGTAATAAATGCACTCCTTTTTTCTCGCACATTTCAGTTTTCATTAGATGATAATTTTTATTATGCTTGGAATGCCAATATAATCCATTAAATTCTATAGCTAACTTATAATCTGGTAGATAAATATCTAATTCATAAGGAGATATAATTTTTCTTGTATTCATTTCAATATTAGATATATTTAAAAATTTTATTATTTCTTTTTCACCCCGAGATGATGGCCTAGTTACTATTGCTATATTATGTTTTGTTAAATAATTAGAAATAGTGCTATAACTTATGTTCAAAATATCTGCCATATCAACTAAAGATTTTTTTTCCAAATGATGTTTATGATACATCCAGTTATAATCTCTCAGTTTCTCTAAAGATTCTTTTGACACATTGTGATGTGATATATTTCTTCTGTTTTTTATTTTATCAATCACTGCAGGAATTTGAAACGAATTTTTTACGCCATATTTTTCTAGCAATGTCTGTTTGTATTTATATTTATAATCTTGAGACGAAGAAAAGTGTTTGACTCCATATCTCTTTAAGCATGTTTCTTTATATATTTTTTTGACTTGTTTATTTTGAGCAGGATTTTCAACTCCATATTTTTTCAAACATGTTTTCTTTTTTTTATCTTGAATTTTTTTGCTTTGTGAAGCATTTTCAACTCCATGTCTTTCTAAACATGTTTTCTTCATTTTATCTTGAACATACTTTAGTTTAGTAGGATTTTCAACCCCATATTTTTTTAAATTATTGTTTTTTATTTTATTTTTTATTTTAATGGATTGTATTGGGTACTCATGCCCGTATTTTTCTAAATTTGTTTTTTTCCTTTTTTCTTTTTGTTTTATATCATTAGCAGAACATTTCTTGGAACAATATTTTCCATATCCTTTACTATATCCTAAAAATTTTATTTTACAAACACACTCTTGTCGCAAACATTTTTTTACATCAAATATATCATGCATAATATTATATACTCTTTCAGAAAAAAGCACGTTTTTATCCAAATAAGAAGTATGATAAACTATAAAATTGTATTCTTTTTCATAATTAAAATTAACAAACCATGTTTTTTTAGTTCTTCTTGATAATATCTGACCATATCGAGAAATCAAATTATCATTAATAAAAAATTTCAATAAGTTTCTATCCATTTTTTACTCCTGATGACTTTCACTCGCTAATAAGCAGCCTTTAGCCACTGAAAAAATATGATCTGGAGCTAATTTTACTTTTCCAATTTCAATAGGAAAATCTATTGTTTCTAATGTTTTATTGAAAAAATCTATGAAACCTTTAGGAGAAGCTGTTCCGCCAGCTATTACAACATCAACTGGTTTGCCAGGATTGGCTTTGGTTCCAGCTTCCTCAATTCCTTGTTTGATTCCTTGAAGAGCTTTTTCAATCATAATTTGATAGTTATATGCAATTGCTCTCTCAATAGAACTTTGAGGTTCTTTAGAAAGATCAATATCTTTCTTAGCTGTATTGATATACGCTACCGTTTCGCCAGTATGTCGAGCTGCTTCTTCGTCAACCCAATCTCCGGCCCTAGTTAAAGAAAACTCTACAACTGGAACAGCATACATTGAATAACAACAATTAATCATACCCGCTCCAAACGAAATTGCTATACCAGTTCTATTTTCTTTTTGTAACTCAGAAAATACTAAAGCTTGTGCTTCTTTTATAGGAAAAGCTTTAATTGATTTTCCGTCTTGTTTATAATGGTCTAAAATTGATTGAATAACTTTAGTGTGATATCCAGCATTAGTTTTAGTGTTTATTGCATCGGCTGGTACAGAGTAATAAACGATAGTTCCATCTTCTGGTATTTCTCCAATCATTGATCTAATAATAACGGCAAGGATATTAAATGCTTCTTTTTCGTTCACCGACAAGATACCATTTCTCATTGGACGTTGATATTCTTTGCCCATAGAAAGTGCTATTTCAATAGCATTTTCTCCTAAAATAAAAGCTTCATCTTCTACTTCAACTACAGGAGCTCCAGAATTTTTAATCATGTTAAGCATAAACGAATTAGTAATTGGAATTGTAAAAAAAGCATTGATCTCTTTCTTCATTTCTAATTTTTTATTATTTGTTCGTGCGCAAACTATGTTATATGTGCCGATATCCAGTCCAATCCTTTTTTTTCTCATTTGTTTTCTCCATATCTCTATATTATAGCTATGAATATTAAAGATAAATTTCACCAAAATTATAAAAATAAATTATTAAGTTTCGCAGAAAGCTGTCTTAAAAGAAAAAATTACGATATTTGGGAATATATCATTAATAGTACTCTGTTTTTACCTAAAGATTCTAAAATATCTGAAAGAATTTACTGTGTTGGAAACAATATTACAGAGCGTCTTAAATGTCAAACTGGAGAATGTAAGAATTATTGTGCTTTTTATTCTCCTTCAAGAGGGTATACTGAACATTGCTGTAATAAGTGTGCACAGCGTGATAAGAAAGTTCAGGAAAAAATAAAACAAATATGGATAAAAAAATATGGCGTAAACCATCCTAAAAAATCACAAAAAGTAAAAGACAAATATAAAAAAACATGTATGGAAAGATATGGCGTAGAAAATACAATGCAATTACAGTCTGTTAAAGAAAAAAAAATACAAACATATATAAAAAAATATGGTGTAAATCATCCTAGTAAATCTAAAATAGTCAAAAATGAATTTAAACAGACTTGTCTAAAAAAATACGGAGTTACAAACGTATTTCAATTAAAAGAAATAAAAGAAAAAATAAAACAAACAAACTTAAAAAAATATGGAACTGATAATTGGAATAAAGCTCATATTTTACCAGAAAGTTTGCAAAAACTAAACAATAAACAATGGCTAAAAGAACAATATAGTATAAAAAAGAAAAACTGCTTGGTAATCGGAAAAGAACTTGGCATATGTCACAAAACTGTAAATAATTATCTTCATAAATATGGAATTGAAATTTTAAAACGTAATTCATCACAATACGAAAAAGAAATAACAAATTTTATTAATATAAAAAATATTAAAACAAATATTAGAAATATTATATCACCATATGAATTAGATATTTATTTACCAGATTATAAACTAGCAATTGAATTTGATGGACTATATTGGCATCGCAATAAAAATAAAAATTATCATTTGATAAAGACACAAATGTGTGAAGAGAAAGAAATACAACTATTACATATATTTGAAAACGAATGGAGAAATTTAATTAAACAGGACATATGGAAAAGTATAATAAATAATAAACTATACAAAAATAAACAAATATGTGTTAAGAAAACAGAAGTTAAAGAAATTATAGATAATTCTTTGGTTAAAGAATTTTTAGACAATAATCATTTGCAAGGTTTTATTGGAAGTAATGTAAAATTGGGTTTATTTCACAAAAATGAATTAATCAGCTTGATGACATTTAGTAAAACTAGATTTAATAAAAAATATGAGTGGGAAATAATTAAATTTTGCAATAAAAAATTTCTAAATGTAGTAGGTGGTGCTAATATGCTATATAAATATTTTGTTGATAATTATAAACCTAATAGTATAATCGGCTATGCTGATCGGAGATATAGTAATGGTAACCTATACAAGCAGTTAGAATTTAAATTCAACCATAATAGCGCTCCTAATTATTGGTACTTTAGAACACAGGACATGGTTTTGCATCCTCGTATAAAATTTCAAAAACATAAACTTAAAAATTTATTAGAGAATTTTGATTCTGACAAGAGTGAAATAAAAAATATGTTAGCAAATGGTTATTACAGGATTTTTGATTGTGGTAATATAGTTTTCACATCGAATAATATTGATCTCTTTTGTCGATCTCTTCTTTTATAACTTCTATAACCTGGTTGGATATATCAATAATATCTTGTTCTTCTGGGAGTTTACGAAAGTATAAATACCAGACATATTCATAAATAGCTTGAAATGTATCTGGATCTCCCAAGTGAAATAAGTTGTGATGAAGTTTACACAAAAGAACAATGTTTTTGTTAAATGAGTGAAGTTTGTATTTGCAAAACGCAACAGGGTAAACATGATGAAATCTTTCTCCTCTTTCTGGACAACAAACGCATGCTCCTTTCTGTCTATTACGAACAAAATCCTTTACTATTTTAGGTATTAACTGTCTTTTCGTTCTCACAATATATTATAGAATAAAACAATTTTTATATAAATTATTAAACCTTTTTTCCAAATCCATGTATAACTGGAATCTCTAACTCAAACTGTTCGTCAGGAATAAAACTGGCAGATTTTTTATTAGGGATACTTTTTATTTCAGGAACACTTTCTGTATTTCCAGTAATTTTTATTTCTCCGCCCTCAATTAAAACTTTCAAATTTAAATTTATGGTTATTTCCCCTTTTTCGGTTGTTGTTTTAATTTTTTCTATAATTTTTTGAGTATTTTTAATTGATGGCATTTTATTTTCTCCGTTCAACCTTCTCCATTGTTTTTTTCCAATTTCCATCGAAATGAATAGCTTCGTTTCCAATATATAAATTTAGAGGAAGTTTTTCGCAAATTAATTTATCAAAATATATCTTATTCTTACAAAGCCATTGTTCTGTTTTTTCATGCCAAGAAATATTTCGCCCTGTATATATGACAATATAATATCCTTTATTTCTCAATTTATCAAGAGCTTCTTTAGCCCCGGGAAGAGGAATAGCATCTAATCTTACTTGAAGAAAATCCTCTCCTTTTGATTCGGCGCATATAGTTCCATCTAAATCAATTCCTATCGTCAAATTCTTTTTTTCAATAATTTCAAAATCTTTTGCATATCTTTCATTCATCCCAGTAACCTTCTGATATAAGATTAAACATAATAACTTTTATTTTAGGAAAATCTTCTATCCAATCTAGTTCTTCTCCATATTTCATCTTAAATGATCCTATGTTTCCTCCATATCTACATTTCTCTGAAATTATAATATCTTTTTTTGCTATGTAAAAAGCTCCATTTTCCTGTAAAAAAGGATAATTATCTTCATTTATATCTTGTGTCATAATTCTCTTACTATCATATAATATTTGAACAATTTTGTCGGATGTCTGGTTTATTTTCTTCCACAAAAAACCTCTGTATTGTACAGTACTTATTATAGAATCATACTTATTCATCATAGACAAAGCTTCTTTGAGATCACAATGAGTAACATATGGGCTTGTTGGTTGTATTAATACTAGAATATCACACGAAACATTCTCTAAAAAATGAAGTATAACACTTTCGGTTGTTGACAAATGATCTGATAGTTTATTCGGTCTATCTAAAACACGTGCTCCATATAATAATGATGTATTCTTTATTTCTTCATCTTCTGTTGATACCCATGTTTCACTTATAAGATTACATTTCAGCGAAGATTTAATTGGATAATAAATTAATGGATATCCATTAATATCCATTATGTTTTTTCTGGGTATTCTTTTAGAACTTCCCTTTGCTGGTATTAAAGTTACTATCTTCATATTTAGCGCAAACTTTTGCGTTTATCTTCTTCGCTAGGATAAACTCTAATAACTCCATCTCCTAAAGATTCTTGTATTTCTCTAATATCCTTGCTTAATTTAATTAATCCATGAGGTTCACAGCTACTCATTTGGTCACTTCCCCAGAAAACACGATTTAAAGTTACATGCTTTTCTACATATTCAGCTCCTAGTACAACTGCAGTTAAAGACGGAACAATACCAAAAGCATGATCAGAATATCCAATCGTACATTCAGGATATTTTTCTTTTAAAGTAATAATGCTTTTCATATTTAATTCTTTGTTTGGAGCCGGATAAGTAGAATTACAATGTAAAATAACAACTTGCTTATTTAATTCCGGAATAACATTGATGCAACTTTCTATTTCTTCTTCAGTGGACATTCCAGTAGAAATAATAATGTCTTTTCCAGTGGACAAACAATGTTTAGCACATTTTTCTACTAATTCTAAATCTGTAATTTTAGCTGATGGTATTTTCAAAAACGGAACATCAGGAAAATTATTAATCATAAATTCCAAAGAATCTTGATCCCAAACAGAAACAGACCAGGCAATATCCTTTTTTCTACAATATTCATCTATTTCTTTATATTCTTCTATCTCGAATTCTATTTTTTTCTTATATTCCAGATAAGTCATTTTTCCCCACGGAGTGTCTTTTTCTTTATTTTTTTGATGCTCTGGAACACATATATCAGGATTTCTTTTTTGAAACTTTACCGCCCAGCAATCACAAAAAGAAGCAATATCAATAATTTTTTTTGCAATATCCACATCGCCGGACGCGTTAATTCCTATTTCTGCTATTAATTTAACTTTCATCTATAAACTCCTTATTGTTACACATTCTTTCTAAAAATATCTACACTTCTCTCCCCATCAAGGCAAGATTCTAAATCATTTTCCAATATTCCCTGATTAACTATTTGAAAAGCATCTTTCGCGCACAAAATGGTATATTCAATATCTTCAACACTGTGTGCAAAAGTTATATAGATTACATTCCCCCACAAGATTCCTCTCTTAATCATTTCCTGATAAAATACGTCTTTGGCCAAAGAATTATAACTTCCATCTTTCTGAACAAATTCAATATGGTGTCTTGGAGCTTCCCCTTGTAGACTTATTTTTATTCCTATTTCATTTGCAGCAGATATAATTCCTTCATGCAACATTGAGCCTAAATCCCAAATATGACTATAGTCTTTTTCTTTGATAATACTTATTGTGGCAATAGCTGCCGATATTGAAAGTAGTTCTCCACCAAATGTTGATGAAAAGAAACAATGATTGAACTCTTGCATGATTTCTTCTTTTCCACATACGGCAGAAATAGGGAATCCATTAGCCATAGATTTTCCCACAGTACAAAGATCTGGAATAACTCCGTATCGCTCTTGTGCTCCACCAAGAGACCATCTAAATCCCGTAACTATCTCATCAAAAATCAAAACGGTTCCATATTTAGACGTCAGTTCTTTAACTCCTTCTAGGAATCCATCCGCTGGTTTTGTTAATGCGCATGCTTCCATTATGACAGCAGCAACACTGTGCCTCTCTAGCTTTGATTCTAAATCTTTCAAGTCATTATATTTAAAGTGATGTACAAATCTTTTTAGCGACGATGGAACTCCATGGTCTCTTTCTGTAGAGGATGCATACCAATCTCCCCATCCATGGTAACCACAACAAACAATATGTTCTCTCTTTGTATAAGACCTGGCTATTCTTACTGCCCCTAGATTAGCATCGGTTCCATTCTTAGCAAACCTAACTTGTTCGGCACATGGAACACAATCAACTACTAGTTGCGCTAAATCACTTTCTAATCTTGAAGGTAATGAAAAACACGCCCCTTTTTCCATCTGTTTAGTAACAGCGCTATTGACTCCTGTGTCACAGTGACCTAAAATAATAGGTCCCAATGCCATCGGATAATCTAGATATCCATTACCATCATGATCATATATATAGCTTCCTCTTCCACGTTCAATAAACTTAGGATGTACTCCATCTACAAACTGATCAGGGCATTTAGACATTGTCTGTGTACCACGAGGAATGAGAGAGAGGGCACGTAGCCATGCTCTCTTATCTGTGTCTGATGTTTTTAGCTTCTTGTTGTATTTTACTTTCATAACATTTCCTTTTTCTTTAATAAATTCATTTTCTATTAAAAAATAATATACTTAATAAATCCACTCTCTTTTAATTAATTCATCAATATAAATATGACGTTTTGCAGTTTTTCCAATTAGTTCATGGTACTCGCTTGCATGAATATATTCCTTACCGAGATAAGGTCGTTTAGTAATTAAATCATCTTTTTCTATAATTTTTCCTTTAGAAATATTTCTTAAAGCCACTACAGATCTAGATGCTTTAAACATCTCCTTCTCGCATTTTTGAGTAATAATGTCTTTTATTCCTAGCATTTTTTCTGCGATTCTAATTTGATCTGTCATTTCTTTTAATTCATGTGGTTCAAGGGCGAATTTGTGATCCGGTCCAGAAAGTTTTTTATTAATAGTAATATGTTTCTCAATGCACGTTACACCCATTCCCACCGATATAATCGGAGCCAATATTCCAATTGTATGATCCGAAAATCCTACATCTATTTTAATAGCTATGTCTCTAAGAGCTTCTTTAAGAGCAAAAATTGAATTCAAATTGATTTGATTATCAGGCGTGGGATATGAAGATACACAATGCAAAACGGTAATATCTGCTGTTGGATTTTCGTCTATTATCCAAGACAACGTTTTAATCAAATCATGCGTTTTCATCAATCCAGTAGAAAATATAATAGGTTTTTTTGTTTGCGCGACATATCGAACAAATTCTTCATCAGTAGATTCAAACGAAGATATTTTAAATCTTTTCATTCCAAGTTCCATAAGTTCATCCACTGCTTTCAAGTCAAAAGGCGTTGACATAAACTCAATATCACATTGGTCGCAATATTCTTTTAATGGTTTCTGCCATTCTCGTGGTAGTTCAATTGATTTTATCAAATCTGGTATTTTTTTGTATTGATCAAAATCTGGAGTATATTTCGAATATAAAGTTTCTGACGAATATGTTTGAAACTTTGCCGCGTCTATCTTAGAATTTACACATACATCTATAAGTTGTTTTGCTTGTTGATAATTTCTATCATGATTTGCTCCAATATCTGCAATAATAAATATATTATTCATTTCATATTCCCATAATTAATTTATTGAATTTAATTATATCGCTATATTTTGTAGGTTGTATCTTCTTATTTATAATATAGTTTAATTGATTAAAATATGATTGGTTAAAATCGTCTGGCGTTATATCAAATTTTTTATATAAATAATCATTATAAATAATTTCACAATATCTTTTTTTATTTTTTGAAAATAGATTTAAATCAAATTTTACTATAAAGTTATTATATTTCCAAACAGCCAAACAAAAATCTTCACAGTCTACTGTAATATCTGATATTTTCATAGTTGTATGATTACATTCATTTGGATGATGAAAAATATTATAAATATAATCAAATTCATGGCTTACGTCTAATATAATTCCTCCACCTAGTTTTTTGTTATAGCTATAACATTCTTTGATATTTACTTCAGGTCTCCAAGACGGAAGAAAACCATGATAGACAACATTAATATAAATAATTCGGTTCACTTCGAATTGTAAAAAATCTACAAAATTTTTATAAAAATTAGTAAATCTTATATTATATCCAATAAATAAATTTTTGTTTTCAAAAAATTTTTCAGCTTCGTAAATTCTCTGCAAATTAGAATCAAATGATTTTTCTACTAAAAAAGATTTAGTATTAATAAACTTAGTAGCTTCAATAATATGATAAGCAGTGGGAGTACATATTAAAGCTAAATCATACTCTTTGTTATAATTACCATTTGATTCTGGATAATCAATAGAAATTATATCATACTTCAATCCCATTTTATCCAAAACACCGGCATGTTTTTTACCAACTGATCCATATCCACAAATACATATTTTTTTCATATTATTCTCTTTGATATATTAGAGTTATTATAGGTATTTAAAATGAAATAAAATTAGTTAAGTAATATATTCTATTTCCAATAAAAAGAAAGAAACAAGCGATATCGTAGGTCCTTTCAGTGAGAAAACATCTTTTTTTATTTCTTTTAAATTATTGCAAGTATCAATATATAATTTTGAGAAATTTGTTCTCCAAAGGTAATTTTTTCGCATTTCTTCATATCCGTTTTCGATATAATTTTCATACCCCCAAATATATTGTTTTGAACATCTATATATTTCTTGCATTACTTGTGATATATTTTCCGGTGCTATATGGATAAGAACACCGGATGTAAATACCAAATCAAATTCATCATCTTTATATGGAAGATTATAAGCAGATCCCTTTTTTATTTCAATGTTTAAATGTTTAGTTCTTGTTCTTGCTTCTTGTACGGCATAATCATTTATTTCAACTCCGTAAAGATTTTTGAATCCCATCTCATGTAACAAGATTAATTGATTTCCAATATTACATCCTACTTCTAATATTTTTATAGATCTATTTAAATTATCAAGAAATATTTTATTATATTTGGATCTAGATTGTCCATACCAATTTTTAAACTTTTCATCATATCTTTCTGCTTTACAAAAACTTTTTTTAATATAATTTCTACCAAAATTGCCTTCCCATTGATCCGTTTGAATATTTCTTGACATTGTTTATAACTCCTTAATATGAAAAATTTTTTGTTCTAAAGAATATTTTGAAAATAATAAATCAATTGTTTTGTTATAATCATATTTCTTTTTAATCATAATTTTGATTTTGTCCATCCAGTCTTCTTCTAAATATGCTTCCAATCCAACAAACAAATCCATATTACAAAAAGAAAAACTAAATATTTTAGTAAGATATTCATTCATACTCATTTGTTGCTTTTCATATGGAATTTTCATTCCCTTAACAATATTTAGTGTCGGAATATTGTAATATGCGTTTTCTCTAATCACAGTAGAATTTCCAACAACGGAAAAATCAGCAATATTTCTCATAATAAAATCATGGTCAAAACTTTCGATAAACATTGATTCTTTTTTAAAATATGCTTTCTTCTTTGTATCGACGTATGGATTACACGACACTAAAATATTATAATATTTTTTGAGATTCAATGTTTTTCGTATTACCATTTTTTCATAATCATCGCGCTGAGTCGTCGTATAAAAAAAAACAAGTGTTTTTTTCTCACATGACAGTTTATACTTTTCATATATTTCATCATGAGAAAAATGTATTAATTTATTTTCGATATCTCCAATTTCAAATGGCCTCACAAATTCAATAACCCGATCCAAGTTATTAAAAGTTTTCCTATATTTATTAATAACATGATGATTATTATATATTTTAGATGGCAACCATATTTTTAATGGTAATTTTTTAAAACTTTCATTGAAATATAAATCATTACATGATCGAAATTTATAAAAAATCATTTTCTTCATCATTTCTTCATTATATCTAAATTTTATTTTACTTCTTTTTTCATATGCCCAAATTATTAAATCAGAATCCATAATTCTTTTTCTAGATTCTTCACTAATAAAACAACCGCGGGATGTTGTTAAAGAAATAAATTCTATTAAACGTAACCTTTCGCAAAAATTATGATATTTTTTATTACTTTCAAAAAATTTAATCTTATTTTGTAAATAATTGTATAACTTATCAAAAATAAAAATTTTTAGATTTATATTTTCTTTTTTTAATTTTTCATACAAATATACATATTTATATAATGTAGTATATTTTACTTGATACATAACAATTGAAATGTTCATATAATATATCTCGTTTTATATTGTTACTTAAAAATTACGTAAAAATTCTAATCACGAGTCATGAACATGTTATTCTAAAAAAGAACATGTTCTAATAGTATTAAAGATTAATTCATGATTATATCTATAATAACCCGAGATATAAAATTAACATCTATAAATAGATGTTAATTTTATATTAATATTCTGAACTATTAGTGATAAACGTATTGTTTTAGCCATGTAGATATTACCAATTTTTCATATATAATACTATATGATTGCATTATCTATATACATACGCTGATATAATTCATTTCGTGCCGTTTATTAAAAACCTATAGATTTAAAACGTCGTTTTCTTCCTTCGTCATGAACAGACGGTTGATATCTAATTTCTTTAACAATACTTTCTGAAAAATTGATATTTAAATACTTCAACATTTGTTCATCATTTTCATATATGTTTTCAATAAATTTAAGATCCTCTTCAAAGTCAACGGATAATTCAATTTTGTTATTGGTTGCTTTAGTAGTAAATCCGTATAAAGAAATCTTGCGTAATCCTTTATAATTACCAAACGTCACCGCTATATGTTCAATGTTAACTTTTTCATTTTCATAAATAACTTTAAAAGACTTAATATCAAAAATCTCAACATCGAGACCAGAAGTCATACAATTTTTGAAGTTTGTATTGCAAAAATATCCTTCTTTAATGTCACTCTCGTAAATCTTAATCATCTCATTAATAATATTCATATTAATACATGGACAATCAGAGGTAACTCTAATTATATAGTCAATATTTAAAGCATATTTTTTGTAAGCATTGTAATACCTATCTACCAAATTATTTTCAGATCCTCCAAAAATATGATTATAATTATTATGAGTATTTCTTTTGATCTCTCGCAACTGCGATTCTGGAACAGCTAATATTAAATTATTTATTTCTTTATTGGAATATAATTTATCTAACATAAAATTGAGAACATTAGAATTTTTGAATGGGGCAAATATTTTCTTGGGAAATCTTGAAGAATTTGATCTAGCTTGGATTATACATGCATTATTCATTCTTTATACCTTTATAAATATTTTCATCAACAAGTCTTTTTTTTTCATATATATGAAAGCAGGACATACTTTAATCCCATTTTATCCAAAACATCAGCATGTTTTTTATCAATTGATCCATATCTGTAAATGCATATTTTTTTCATATTATTCTCTTTGATATATAATATATATATTATGAGATCATTGTCCTTACTTAAAAATTCACACAAAAATGAAGCAGCTGTTTTTATAGGAACTGGTCCAAGCATAAAACAGTTTGATTTATCTAAGATTGATAGATCAAAATATAAATTATTTTCTATGAATTGGTGGTATCCATACGGTCCGCAATTTTTCGGATTTGATGTTGATTATTATATCAATGCAGATCCCAATATTTTCCCAGGTTATTTTCCAAACTTTTATAATTCTGATTACATTATAAAAAAAGGAAGAAAAAGAGACCCTCTATCCTTTTTGACTCAAAAAGAAAAAAATAGGATAATCGAAAAAAAACTTTCTAAAATAAAAAAACATTGCAGCCCAAGTGAATGGGTATTAGAACAAAACTGTAAGTCTAAAATAATTTTGATAAGACTTGATATTAAAAAAATTGTCAACCAATACAAAAAGACTAAAAGTGATATTTTCTTTGCGAAAAGAAAAGTTTCTACAAAAATAAAATTATATGAAGAAGAAAACAATGACGTATTTTTCAACGGACAAGTTATAAGCGGGTTTTTATGTTATGTAATACCGATAATAAAATATTTGGGTTTTTCAAAAATGATTATTATGGGAATAGACGTAAGTAATACTGGGTACTTTTTTTGTGATTTATCAGATGTTTTTCGACAATATAAAAAAAATGCTTCTCGTTCCAAACACAAAATATTTATACGCGACTTAAATAGGACAGTCAACATGTGTGGAAACGATCTTGACATATACGAAATAAGTAATAAATTACATCAAAATTACTTGTCTGGGTCATGTCTCTTGAAAAAAAGAATGAACTTCAATGATCTAGTAAAAAAATGATAATTTTCAATCTTAACTCAAAACATCAAAGCAAATGCCTTGTACAAATACCTGATATTGACCGATAATTCAAAAAAATAGTAACAATATTTTTTTTATCGAAAAAATAAAACTAATCAGAAATAATTTTTTCATAATAATATATATGTATATGAAACAACAATGCCAAACAGATCTGTGGGAAGGTGAGTATGGAGACAAATACATAGAAAATAGCTTCTGGTCCGCTGAAGAATATAACACGCTATTTGAGAAATGGATTGGTATTACCAGAATCAATCTGAATAAAATGTTTCTTGATGACCTAGACAGATCGATTAAAATACTAGAAATTGGATGTAATGTAGCCAATCAGTTAGTATTACTTCATCAAATGGGTTTTGAAAATCTTCATGGAATTGAAATAAATGATATAGCTGTACTAGAAGCTCAAAAAAGAACAAAAGATATGAACATGCAAATAAAAAAAGGATCAATTCTTGATTTGCCTTATCAAGATAATGAATTCGATTTAGTGTTCACTTCTGGTGTTCTAATTCATATATCACCAGAAAACATATCTCAAGCGATGCAAGAGATACATAGATGTTCCAATAAATATATTTGGGGTTATGAAAATTATCACAAAAAATTTATTTCAACCTGTCCTAACCAAACCTGGGCAGAGGATTATTCTAAATTGTATTTAGAATCATTTAATGATCTATCTCGTGTTGTTGATGATAAAATATATACTTATAAAAAAAGAAAACTAAGAGTTATGTTTTTATTATCTAAACAACTATAAATTCTCTATAATATATTTATGATCGCGCTATCCATATACACATATACAGATATAATTCATTTTGCTCCTTTTATTAAAGAATATCCCGATAAAATACACGTTTTTGTCATACGGAAATATTTTGGGCAAAAAAGAGGTAACACAAAGAAACTTATTTATTTCTCAGATCAAGAATTCAATTATATAAGAAATTATTTCGTAAATGTTTTAGGATCAAAATTATATAAAGAATTTGATAATTTTCAAGAATGTAAAAAGTTTTGCAAACAAAACGGTTGCCAGCATTTTATGAACTCTGGAAGAGACTTTGAACAAGGAACAATCTCCAAACATCATCATTTGTTCTCAAGAGTAAACGAAGGAATTAGCGCCAATTTATCTAATAATTTTATAAAAAAAGGAATTTTTACTCCAAAAAACATGAAAATATATTCTTATGGACCAGGATGGTATATTAAAGAATTACAAAACATGTTTCCTAGTAGTTTCTTGTCTTATTATAATAGTGTTTCTTACGTACAGGAAAAATATTTTTCAAAATCAAAATCGATCTTTCAGCATCCATTATATGATCCAAACAAATTTACTATACTAATTCCAATTCGACATATTTATATTGATTTTGAAAAATATAAAAAAATGTCTATAGATCTTCTTTCAGATCTAAGTAAATATAAAAATAAATATAATATAATTGTTAGAACAAGACCAGGAGTAACGTTTTCTCAAAGAGATCCTTATGATCAATTTTATGGCCATGTATATAAAAAATGCAAACAATATCAGTTTATCATTGACGACGTGATGTTTGCATGGCCTACCCGTCAAACAACAATGGTAAATTTATCAGATATTGTTATTTCACCAACCATATGCGGGTTGATAAATGAATCATATAATACAAATAAACCTTTCGTAACTGTATATCCAGCGAAATATCACAAGTGGCCTAATAATACAAAGTTTCTATCTTATGAACACGCTGTAAATAACGATTTGCTATTTGATTATAATAATATAAATCTGAATAAATTAGAAGATATAAAATTTTCGAATCAACAACAAGCCATGTTACAAATATGGAAAAGTTTATATTTCAAATCTGTGCCATTAAATGAAATAATGAAAAAAATACTAAACTAGAAATTAAATTATCTTTTTTTCCTTCATTCTGTTATTTTGGGATAACTAATATTAGATTTGATTCTTTTATTAGAATGCAGGTCTTTATAAATATTCTCAGAAATAATAAATTCTTCTTCTGTATCTATATCAATAGATTCTAATTTTGAAATTTCATACAAATATGGATCGTAAAAGTTGGTATGTCCCCAATAGCAATTTTCATTAATAAGTCTTTCTCTCTCGTAAATATGAAAAGCATGACATACTTCGTAAATCCACGGAGATGTTTTAGTACTAATTTCTTTAGGATCTTTATTATTAATAGGATTCATATCTTGGTCGTAAAACCAATTACTGTTCTTAATCACAGCTGTCATAGATTTATAATTATTTTCAATAAATATCGCTGCCGCTTGTTCTATGGTTTCACGTTTCAAAAGAACTAAACATGGATTAATAAACATTATATATTTATGTGATATATTTTGATGATAAGCAAATATTCTTGATAATGGAAGATCTGAATGCAACTCGTCATACGTGCGATGTATATGTCTAATATTTGGATAACTCTGTAACTTTAAATCAATTTCTTCTTCTCCAGATGCCAAATAACAAGAAAAATTACTTATTTTGTTTATTTTTGATAAAGCAATATCTAAAACAGAAGTATTACAGAATTTTCTTAATAATTTATTTTTACATCTCTGACTATTTTTTCTGGCATTTATAATAATTGCTAAATCCTTCATAAAATCATCCTCCTACATATGAATGCTTCGGCATAACTTATACCTACGAAAGATCCCCAATATGAAGATTTAGCGATTGTAGCCTCGCATGATCTTGGATGATTACTTGTTTTCATTTCTTCTTTGTAACATTGCAAAGCCTTGATTTTTTTATCAACAAAATCAGAAATATCAACGAAAATATTAGGATTAAAATAGCTTTGAGAATATTCAGTGGAAGAAGAGCTTTCATATTCCAAAATCATGGTACATTTCTCTCCTGGTTGCATCCTAAAAGCAACGTATGTACAATAAGAAACTATTTGATGATCAATATTTAAACAATCCTTAAAATGGGTAAGTACAATATCAGGCTGAAATTTTTCTTTTATTTTTTCTATTTCTTGTGCTATCTGTAATTTACATTCTGAATCCATCTTATTGTCTGGATAATTTAGTTGTTCAATTTTATCCAAATGAATATCAAGACCTAATATCTTATATGCTTTTACTTTATCTTTTTCTCTTCGCTCTACTGCCTCAACATACTCTTTGTTTTCTGTTTTATATCTTGCCCCAACGCCATCGGTAAAAGTTACAATACAGATTTCATTATCTTTAGACCATTTGGCAATAGCCCCGCCATATCCTAAAGTTTCGTCATCAGAATGCGCACTAAGACATAGAATTTTCTTTCCCTTAATTTTCAGTTTCATTCTCCTTGGTAATAATTACGCTACATTTTATTTTATCATGATAATAATTTGCTTGTAACAATTCCAACTTGAATTTACCATGTTTGATGTAAGCTTTCGGATATCCTTCTGCATCTAACATCCGGATATGGTCATATAAATCTTCTAAATTATCACAATCTTTGATTTCGCTATCCGAATGTTTTCGCCTATTAAAAACAACGCATTCTCCATGTTGTTGAACTGGTTCAATGTTTTTTTCAATTATCTCTTTTATAATACCTGCTGATAACCTAGATGATCTAATATAAATTTCTTCTGCATTCCCTTCTAAAGACAAATCCTTTTTTATATATACTGGGCCAGCATCAAATTCTTTTACCATCTTCAAAGCAGTTAGTTGAGTACGAGTATGTCCTCTGATTATCAAATTTTGTAACGGACTGCCTCCGCGGCCATAAGGAACATCAGTCATATGAAAACACACGCAATTATAATTCTCTATCATTTCCGACGGAACCCAATCAGACCAATGAAGAAAAAATATAAACTCCGGATGTCCTGATACTAGACAATGTTCCAGAGAAACTTTATTATCTGCAAACATCCATTTTCCAGGTAGCTTACATATCCAGTTATCAAACACTTGTTTATTCCAGAGTTTTATTCCGGCTACTATATAAAAATATTCTTTTCCCATTTTGTTCTTTTAATTAAAGGTATATATAATCTTAATAAAATATTTTGATTAAAGTATACACGCAATATCTATATAATAATAGATGAATTCAATTATAAATATCATAAATAATATTAAAAAATATGTAAAATCGAAAGGAGTACACAATGAATTTTACTACACTTCAAATGAAATCTTGGCAAGGACAACATGGAAACAAATGGGTGAAAGAAGGAAATTTACGTCATTTAGAAAAAACATATCGCGGATGGATTGGCCGTACTAGATCCAAGTTGAATGAAGATTACATTGGTCATCTAAACCGTTCAAGCAGAATACTAGAGGTTGGATGTAATATTGGTAACCAATTAGATATATTACGCAAAATGGGATTCGATAATTTATATGGAGTTGAAATCAATCATATGGCGATAAAAATAGCCCAAGAGAGATTCGCGAAAAATAGAATATTTGAAGGGTCCGCCTTTGAAATCCCATTCGAAGACAACTACTTTGATCTTGTATATACATCTGGTGTCTTAATACATATAAACCCTAAAGACCTGGAAAAGGCATCTAAAGAAATCTACAGATGTACTAATAAAAATATTTGGGGATTCGAATATTATCATGAAGAAAATTGTCCTGTACATTATAAAAAATTTCCAAACGGATATTTATGGTATAATAATTTTGCTAAAGTATACATGGAAAACACAGGTGCTCGTGTAATAAAAGAAGAAATATTTACAATATCAAAACCATATAAACATGTATATTTATTAGAGAAATAACCGTTGTGATTTCATTACAAAAATTAAAAAATTCACACAAAGGTAAATCTGCTGTATATCTAGGTATTGGACCTAGCATTAATTATTTTGATCTTTCAAAAATAAATAGAGAAAAACACGTTCTTTTTTCAATGAATTATTGGTATCCGTATGGTCCGCAAATATTTGGTTTTGATGTGGATTATTATTTTAACGCAGATTCTGGATTGTTTTTCAGAAATTTTTATAATCATATAAACGCTTTTCATTTTATGAAAAATGGAAAATCTAGAAAAAGAGATCCTTTGAAATTTGTAAATACCAGTAAAAGAAAAGAAATAATAGAAAAGAAATTAAAGAATAATCTTATAAATTGTAGTCCATATGAATGGATAAAAAACAATGAAACGAGTTCGAAAATAATACTCTTACATCGCGAATACTACAAATCATGTGAAAAAGAAATAGAAAAAAAGAAACAACTTTTTTATGGAAAAATTTTTGATGACCAAAAGAGTAAAATTTTATACAAAGAAGACAAAAATATAGTTACATTTAATTCTCATAGCTTTAGTTCTGGATTTACTTCATATATTACATCTTTGGTTCAATATCTTGGGTTTAAAGAATTAATAATAATGGGAATTGACTGCAGCAATTTAGGATATTTCTTTTTCGATTTAAACGAAAATATCAAACGCGAAAAAATACCTAAAAATTTTACTTTGAAAAAATATCCTTTTAAACGAGCCGCGATAGAAATGCAAATCAAATCTAAGCTATTAGAAAATATGAAAATCTATGAAATAGATCCTGGAAATTATCCATACTATTTTAACTCTAAAATATTTCCAAGAATAAAATTTGACAATATTTGCTAAAAGTTTATATCCATTCTTGATTCAAATTAGATATACTAAAATCTTCACAGTTCACATTTAAATACTCTAAAAATTGATTATCGTCATGATAAACTTGATTTAAAAAATGTAAATCATCAATACTATCAATTGAAAAATTCATTCTAGATTTTTTAGTATCAATATTGTTGAAAAGTATTTTATATAAATCAATTTCACTTTTCAATAAACTATCTCTGAATGCATGCGCTATATGTTCTTTATATATTTTTTCTTTTAATGATAATATTTTATTAAATGAATCAATATCAAAAAGCTCTATATCCAAACCTGACGGAAGACATAAATCAAAATGCGTATTACACAAATATCCTTTTTTAATATCTTTTTCATAAACATCAATCATTTTGTTCAAGATTTCCATGTTTATACACGGACAATCTGCAGTTATTCGTATAATATAATCAATATCAGGACAAAAAGATTTATATGCTTGATAATACCTTTGAATCAAATTATTCTCCGATCCTCCAAAAATGAAGTCATAATTATTTTTCAACTTGTTGCGTATTTCTTCTTTCTGGTTCGCAGGAACCGCAAGTATCAAATTATCAACTTGATTATTCTGGTGAATTTTATCTAACATTAAATTCAAAATATCTGAATTCTTAAATGAAGTAAATATTTTCCTAGGAAACCGGGTAGAACTCAACCTAGCTTGAATTATACATGCATTGGTCATATCGAAAATACTCCTTAAAAATTACAAATATATCCAAACATCACTATATATATAATTGCAATGAAAATAATAAAAAACAAAACAAAAAAATGACGCAAAACACAAAAGAAGTAATGCCCGCCTGTTGGATACTCGCAAATCCGAGAACTGGATCTACATTTCTTAGATACTTACTTGAAAACCTACATAATAACTATCAACCTGGGAATTTTAATGAAAAATTCTTGTTGAAGAAATTTTTTAGAAACATATATGGATTATGTTCTGCAGAAATTTTATCCAAAATGTGTGCGTCCAAAGACAAATGTTTTAACGAGTTCATTCAACTTCGCCGAACAGCAAATTTCAACCTACATTATTCTTCTAAAGAAATAAATAAAATGAGTGATATGATAAATTCATATGCAAAAAACAACAGTTGTTTTCCTAAAAATTCTAAAGTCATGCGTTCTCAATTTATCAGATGGGGTTTTCGTGACATAAACTCAAAAATTATTGAAAAAACTTTTCCCGATATAAAATATATCTATCTGATTAGAAAAAATTTCTATGATATTGTTGTGTCTGACTATATGGCACATGAAATGAATAAGTGGACTATTCAAAATAAATCAAATTTCAACAAAATTTGTAATATGAAAATAAAATTTAATCAAATAAAGGCCTTAAACGTGTTTGATAATCTTTATTACGAATGTATAGAAAACAACTGGACTAATTATTTGGAAGGAAAAGAAGAGAAATATATAAAAATAAACTTTAAAGAACTAACTACAGACACCAAAAATACTGTCAAGAAAATATTCGAATTTTTAAAGCTCGGTCTTTGTCCTAGTAATAAAGAAATTGATAATTTGATAAATAGTTATCCAAATTATATAAATAGAAAAGCTAAACCAGTAGAAACAATAGAATTCAAAAAACAAATTAAAGAATTAATAAAAACAAAAAGAACAAAACAATTTGATATAATAGAACAAAAGATACTATAATGGTAATAATATGAATTATTGTATACTACAAAGTCAGTTGAAATTGAATACTTTATTCAAATATATAAAATTGAATAATATTCTAAAAAACAATAATATAAATTTAAAAATATTTATATTAAGAGAATCAAGTTTGATACAATTACGAAATTTTCTGAAAAAATATAAAAATGAAGATGCATATAAAGATTATTGCAATCAAATATCTAAATTGCAAATTGATATTCTTAGTAAAAAGAATGAAAATCATATCATTAAATCTGATCTGGTTTTTTGGGCATGTGATTTTTCAATGTCTAGAATTAATATGCCAGGATATTTTTCCAAAGAAAAACTTCATCTAGGATCTAAGGCATTATCAAAAAAATATATATTTTTTAAATCAAGAACATGCAATGATATATTCTTCCAAGGAGATCCTACAAAATTATCAAAAATGTTTAGAGAAATATGGATTCCTTCGCCAATATATATAAAAAACAATTGTTTATCTAGAGAATTTCCAATAGCAAATAAAGATAATATTAAATATATAAGCCCATTTGAATTAGAAGATGAAAAAAACGTGTATGTAAAGACAAGTCATCAATATTTATATAACAAATATAATTTAGATAAAAATAAAAAAAACATACTTTTATTCGCCGCTACACGGCCTAATATTCATAATGATAAAAGATGGAGCGAAAAGTTAATATTCAATAATATAGTACAACAAATCAAAAATCAATACAATGTACTAATTTTTCATAAACCATATGAATTGAAAAATTCAGAAAAATATCATATGACTAACGACATAAAAATAATAGATCATATAGATCGTAATCATTTATTAACCAATAACATGATAGCGTGCATAATAGGTGGTGCCTCTACGGCCATACGAGAGTCCCTAGTGCATTCTATTCCAGTTCTTAATATACACCCATATTGGATTAGAAGAGTGAGCAGACACAATGACCTAGAAATTATGTTGCATGAAAGATATGGGCCAAAAGTACATATTGATAGTCAGTTTCAAGGAATTAACGTAGACGTCAAGAAAAAAGAAAATTGGATCGAAATAATTGAAAAATTATGTGCTGAAAAATATGATTTTTCAACTAAGAAAAAAATATGGTTTTCAAACAAAAATCTGTACACGGAAATAGTTAATATTAAATATTAGTTGACATTCAATATTAACATCAACTTATCTTGAAGAAGTATATCTCCAAACCACATTTTTCTTTTATTATTAAAATCGAATTTTTTATCATTGATGACACGTAAACTTTTCGCCAACAATTTATTATTCATTCCAATCTCTAATCCTTCAAACTGATCTGTGTGTTTTATATTTTTGCCGCCAAAGCACCAGCGAAAATAATTGCTCATTGTTTTATCTTCTTTGATGTTTTCGAAATAAGGAAGTTGATCTTTATTTTTATGTAAACTTAAAACAGGGATCTTATAAACTAACGATTCTCTAGTTGCAGTAGATATTCCACCAATTACACATGATATCATATTTCTGAAAATAAAATCATAATCAAATGCGTCGATTTTTTTCATGTTACCATACCCTTTGAATTTTCTTTTATAAATACCCACAGGGTTAGGAGCAAACAATAAATTATAATTTTTTTTGATATTTTTATCTTTCATCAAAAAATCAAGATATTTATTATCTTGCTCGTCGGTCAAATAATAAGCTAATATTTTCTTTTTTTTATCAATTGAGTATTTATTGAAAATATAATCTTTGCTTAAACTCAAAAATTTATTTTCAATATCCCCAATTTGTAACGGGGAAACATAATCAACATTAGAAAAAAGACTATCACCTAAATTACCTATTCGTTTTGGTTCACCAGATTTTGGATGAGCATTATATGTTCTTGTATTTTCAAAAATAGTAGATGGAACTAATAATAATTTTGATAAAAACTTTTGATTAGGATACACATGATAACAAAAATCATTACACGATCTCAACTTGAGATAAATCGTTTTACCCGCAATGTTTTTATCATTTGGTAATATATGATTTGCTTTACCATTGAATCTTTTATCAGCAGAACATAAAATCAAGTCAGATTCGTTCATTTCTTTAGTGAAGAAAGAGTTTTTCAAATGCTTTTCATAATTAAAAGGAAACAATTTTAAACTATTAGTGATAATTTCACAATATTTAGAATATATAGGATTTTTACTAAATATATTAATGATATCATTAAATTCTTTGTAAAAGAGAGAAGAAACAAATATATTAAGTTCTATATTTCTTTTTTTCAAAAAATTATTTAATAATAAAAATTTGTAAATATGAGATAATTTGATATGATAAACTATGAGTAATATTTTCATTTTAATAACCTTATTTTATTTTCTAGAGATATTTCGCTAAACCACATTTTTCTTTTATTATTAAAATTATATTTTTTTCCTTCTATTGAACCTAAAACATCAACCCATTGTTTTCCTTGTCCAATTTCTATTCCTTCGAATTGATCCGAGTGTTTTATATCTTTTCCGAATCTATTTTTCAAATGATTATTTAAAGTAATTGATTTATTTTTTATTACAGGGAGTAAATCTCTTCCATGGTCAATAGAAATAACTGGTATTTCATGAATTAGAGATTCTCGTATTGCTGTTGAAATTCCTCCAATTATACAATAAACCATATTATTTACTATAAATTCATAGTCCATAAAGTCAATAATTTTAGCTTTTACCTGTCTATGCTTTTTTGATATTACCTTTTGTATATTTTCATTAAATACGTGAAATTGTTTTGATACTACTAAAATATTATAATTATTCGAAACATCTTTATTAGACATTATTTCTTTAAAAGTTGATAAACATTTACTATCTCGATTACTTGTAAAATAATAAATTATGGTTTTTTTGTTTTTACTTAGATTATATTTTTTAAAAATATGATCTTTAGATAAATTTAAATATGGATTTTTAATTGAACATGTTTCTAAAGGAGAAACATACTGAACAATATCTTTATTATAAATACCATTTCCTATTCTTCCATACACTTTTCCTTTCTTCGATTGATTAGTGGATTGATATATTTGCATATTACAATAAGAGTTAGACGGAAGCCAGATATATTTTGGATTATATCTTATGTGTGGATGATGATAAAAATCATTACACGCACGTAATTTCGCTATTATAGTTTTATTTACTATTTTTTTTATTGGTGGAACTTCACATTTTTCCATTGCGTTATGGTCTACGCAAAAAATAATATAATCAGAATCTGTTTTTACGATTATATTATTTTTATTATCACATATAATAAGTGAATCAATAAAATTACGAATAATTAAAAAATATTCTATATAAGCATTATCATTTAATAATTCTAATTTGTTTAAAACATTTTCTATCTGATCATATGATCTTCTTGGAATAAATATTTTTATAGAAACTCCATTTCTTTTTAAATTTTCCTTAAGAAGAATATATCTATAAATAGTTGTCAATTTAATGTCTTGAATTATTAGAGATACAATCATTTTTTATACCTGCCGTATTTTAGGAACAACAACTTTTTCATAATCTTGTCTCAACATTCCAACCATATAACTGTCATAATATTTGTTTTCATAAAAATATGTATCTTTTAATAATCCTTCGTCATTAAATCCGATATGTTTAAATATTTCATAACGCACTTTATTGATAGTATATATTTCGCCCCATATTTTATGTAAATTCAAAATTTCAAAACCATAATAACAAAGAAGTCTTAGTGCTTCAGAGCCATATCCTCCATCAAGATATTTTGAATCGCCAATGTAAATTGAAAATTCTCCTTTCCGATTTATCCAATCAATATAACATAATCCACAAACTCCAATAATTTTTCCTGGCTGAGAAACTGGAACAATAGCAAACATTTCTGTACTTGTATCATTCATTACCTTTGATTTAAACCATCTTTCTTGATGACATAAATTTAATAGGTGATATTCTCTAACAACCTTTCTAAGTTCGGGTTCGTTACGCCATTTTTTCAATTGTTCTAACATGTTTTGTTCTATAGCAACTAATCCCGCTTTCTTTCCTTCAATCATGGTTATCTCCTTGGTATTATTATCTACTGGTTGAATAGAATATTGTTTTTAATTTTATCTATCAAAATAGCGTCGCCAACCCATAATTTTCTTTTTGATATATATTTGAACTTGTTTTTACTAATCTCGTCTAAATGTTTAATCCAATTACTTTCTAATTCAACTTCTAATCCTTCAAATTGCGATTTGTTTGCTAATTTGGATTCTGGAAAAGATTTCTTTAATCCACTGTCTATAGTCTTGATTTTTCTCTTTTTAGGAGATTTTTTATTATAAAGAACAGTGTTTTTGATACTTAGTATAGGAATTTCAAATACTAACGACTCTCTGTTTCCCGTAGATATACCTCCTAAAATACAATTTACCTCATTTCTCATTATAAAATCATAATCAATATAATCTATTATTTTTATATCCTTATACAATGAAATATGATCATCGGAGGTATAGAAAGAATAAGGTTTTTGAACAAAAAGAACATTATAATATTTTGTAATTTCTTTTGAGATTAACTTGTCTATCATTTTTTTCTCACCCTCTTCTTCTTTGTAAATATGTTCTCGGCTAAGAAAATACACAATTGTTTTTTTATTTTGATCTAAATTATATTTTTCACGAATATAATTTAGATCAAGGCTAATATATGGATTAGAAATATCACAAATCTCAAAAGGTGAAACATAGTCAACTATCTTGTCGAATGATTTCCCAAACGTTTCCGTAAATCTTTTGATGTTATAATGATGCATGTATTGACTAGTCGGAATCCAAAATCCGTATGGTAAATGAGATATAGTTTTACTCCAAATAATATCATTACATAATCTTATCTTTATAAATATTGTTTTTTTAAAAAAATCTTTACGAGGAAGGATTGGTAATTTTATACTTTCTAATGACCAAAAAATAAAATCAGAATCCATTATGCCATTCTTCATAATAGACTCAAATAATTTTTGACTTTTAAATTTGCCAGGGCATGAGATAAAATTTGTTTCTTTTATTTTATTACAAAAATTAGTGTATCGTGGATTTTTCTGAAAGGTACGGGCTAACTCCATTATGTTTTCGTAACTAAAAGAAGGCATATAAATCCTTAGTTTTATTCCAAGACTTTGAAGTTGTTCCTGCAAAATTATATATTTATATAACACAGTTAATCGTACTCGTAACGTCGCTATAGATAAAATCATAATTAATTAATCAATCTTTTTATTTCAGGACTTAATGGAAATTTTTGCAATGATATATTTGTTGTCATATTTTCACTAATAACCTCTTCTCCTAAATTATAAAATTTAGTATCAGGTTTCAAATAATTCAAAATATAATCCCAAAAAACAACATACTGACACCTGAATAGATCGTATCCCCTTGTTCCCCTAGGTTTTTTTCCAATTTCAAATGAATGTTTTGCTAATCCATTTTCTTTTAATCCGTCAATGCCAACAAAGAAAATTTCTTTAACTCCTAAAGTAAGTGCTAATATTATTTCTCTTGGAGTCGTACCAATTTTAGATCGATATTTACTATACATATAGTGACATTGATGTGGAAACTTAGAATTAAATTCTAAGTTATCGTTTGCTATACTTTCAAATACGCATGCTATCTGATGTCTTTCACAATAGCTATGTAATTTTTCGTTTTTAGTACTAAGGTTTACCTCATCACCTAACACGGCGAGATCTACATTTTTTTTTGATAATTTAGGATGAAGAAAAAAATGATTGCAGGTCCAAATATAATCTGTCTTTATATTCTCCCATTTTACACAATTAGTACTGGGACCTCCTCCAACAATAAGTACTGAACTATCTTTAAATTTATCTAATAAACCAGTATGAGTGTAAAATATCTCCTTGTTCTTCACAAGAACAAGGCTTTCAAACTTTTTTTTCATCTTTTTTTTAAAATAAGAATCAGCACGTGACTCAAAACATTTTCCAGAAGTAGGATAATATTGTAAATATATATCCGAATCAATACCGAAACATTTTTTTGAAAAAAAGTCATACCAAACATTATATTCCGGATCTTTTTTTATTTTATTTTTATAAACATTAATTGCTTTGCGAACAAATTTATTAGAAGAAATAATTTTTCCGTTCAAATAAACAAGCAAACAATTATTCCATCTAATCATTATTCCCAATCCTTTGTTTATATATTTTTTCATATAATTCGAATTGCCACAGCTCGTCAATATCTCCAAATTCCGAATTATCCATTATAAAAAAAGCTGGATCTAAAGTTTTAGCAAATGATCCCATATACACGTCTTTTTCTATATCAGAACATCTACCAGCATATAATGTGTGAGCAGCTTCATATAACGGTTCTATAAGTTTTGTTTCCAACGTTGAAACATAACGTGCGTCACCTAAAAATTTAGAAACCAAATTTCCATTTTTATTGAAAAAGAAAGTTTTTTTCTCAAGAACAGCAAATAATCCATGAGGAACACTAAAAAATTCACTAATAAAATTGTCAATTGTTTTAGGCGTAATCAAAGGATTACATATATTAAGTCTGATATAATATTCTTGATCAAATTTATCCCACCAATCATAAACTTCGTGCAGCGTTATAGGTTCGCTTATAGAGCTCTCAGACCTCAAAAAAACTTTAAAACCATGTTGTTTGGTTTTTTCAATTAATTCTTCATCTATTACTTGAACTATAATATTTTCATGAGGGATATTCTTTATTTTTTTTAAATTTTCAAGAGCTATATCAAACAATGTAGAATTGGCAAAATTCCTTATTATTTTTCTTGGCAATCTCGTTGAATTTATTCTTGCAGGAACAACAAAAAGAGTGTTTTCCGCTGTTTTATTGGACCAAGTTTTCATAAAACATTCCCATCCTTATAACATCAATATATTTTTTATTTAAATAAAAAGATTCTTTTAATATCCTTTCTACTTTAAATCCTATTTTTTCATATACATGTATAGCGGCTTTATTTTCTGCAACTACTCCTAAATTTATTTTTCTAATTTTCAAATCATCGAAACAGTATTGGCACAAAGCTTTTCCAGATATAGTAGCGAGCCCTTGTCCCCAACTCTCTTTTTGTATAAGCCATCCAATTGTTATAGCATTGTCTAATTGGTCATAACAAGATAATCGTAAGTTTCCTACATGATTATTGTCTTTATATAATCCATATACACAATTAGGATAATCGTTATTAGCTTTATCTAAAAAACATTGAAGATCTTTGAATGTATATTTTTTTCTACCAGCATAAAGATATTTGCATGTTTCGAAATCATTAATAAAACTCAAATATGAATCAGTAACATTTTTTAAAATTTCTAAATAAGTATTTTTAGTAATTTTTATCATTATTCTACTTTAATATTGTTATATATAATATAGAATATAAAATATAAAATGATTAATTTAAAAGAACTAAAAAACTCATGCTTGAACAAATCAGCAATATTTATTGGATTAGGAACTAGTATTAATCAATTCGATTTATCAAAAATTGATAGATCAAAATATAAACTTTTTTCAATGAATTATTGGTATCCATATGGACCTCAAAAATATGATTTTGATGTTGATTATTATATTTCTGGGGATTATACAAATGTATTTGAAAAAGATTATTTCTCTTCTTGGAAGAGAAATAATCTCAAATGTTTTAATAACACAAAATTTCGCATTAAAAACAATGAAAATTTTATTAATAATAAATTATCTAATTATAATAACTGCTCTCCAATTGAATGGATCCTAGACTACGAGTCATATAAACGTACAAAAATAATTTTAATTAGACCAGAATCATTATTTTTACAAAATTATCTTAAGACTGAAAAAGCTCCAACGAAACGTAGAAAAGCTATAAAAAGAATATCTCTTATA